AAACTCATGATGAGAACTCAACTACAGTAATTGCGGATGTAGATATATTATTATAAGCATTATCTTCGTCGGTATAGTCATTTCTATTAATAGTTAATTCAGGGTCACCGGTATTAGTTCCGCCAACTGCAATGTTATAAATCAAGGTATCAGTTTGACCGTGGGCATCCAAATAACTACCTGCTGCATTCAGTTTGGTTAAGTCATTGTCATCCATATCTTGGTTACCACCTATACTAAACGCTACACCTGGTCTATTTGAAACAGTAGTAGCATTAGCACCAGTTAGTATTGCCGCAGTAGCACTGCCTACTTTTCTTCTGATAATACCTGCAGTATATCTAGCAGAACAATAACTGATATGCCATGATATTAGAATTTTAGAACTAGAATTAGTAGGAGTTATTGTTACACTTAGGCCGGTAACATCAACCATGTAACTTAGGTCAGTATTGTTTGTACCTGTGTTTGCTTGTGCAGTAGAAAAGGTATCTTTTTTAACAGTTTGTACTATTTGAAGTACTTTACCTCCGGCAGCAGCTGCAGCCCATTCAGGAGCTGTTGCTCCACTGTTCATAGTTAATACTTGACTTGCTGTACCTTTAGCTAGTCTCTGTATACCAGATCCATCTCTATAAAGAGTATCACCTTGTGTTGTTAACGTACCACTAGAGTTAGTTGCAGGTATTGTTAAGTCAGCATCTGGTAAAGTTACTGTTCTATTTGATCCTGTAGATGGTGTGGCAAGTGATACCGATCCGCCACCTGCGGATACTAATTTTACTTTTCCTGTCATGGTTTATGCCTCCTTATAGATTTCGACGCGAGTATATACTTCTTGACCGAAGTTAGCCGCAAGACCGAAGCCACTACTAGATTTAGTGGTTTCACACTGATGTTGTATTTCATATGTAGTACTTCCACTAGGAGTCACTCTTGCTGCTCCAGGAGAAAAATCAGTACTCACTTCCCCAGAAGAGGAATCTGACTTACCAGAAGTACCATATCCAATTACTGCAGTATTAGTAGCATCATATAGTCTAGAGATATGTGTATCTACTCGATAAGCAGGGGCATCCCATTTTATAAGATAAGATCCAGCTCCTAGAATAAAGGTATTAGAAGATAGACTAACAATTCCATCAGTATCTGCTACTTCTGTATTTAAATCTCTCTTTCTCCAATCACCACTAGTAAAAGTACCGCCATCTGCTTCATCACTTTTTCGATCTTCTATTAGAGCATAACTACTGAATAAACCACCAGGAGCATTTTCAAAAGCTGGAGGAGAACCAGCACCTGTTGATGTTAGTACTTGTCCATCTGAACCTGGTCCTACTGCTACTGGATCTCCACTAGCATCATAAGTAATAATCTGACCATCTGTACCACCAGCTAACTTAGCAAGTGTTATTTGATCATCTGCAATATCTGCAGTTTGGACACTATTATCAGGTAATCCACCTGCACTAAGTCCGGTGATTGTTCCATCACCATCAATTGTAATTGCCATAAGTTAAACCACCGTCCATACTTCTCCGGCACCAACGGTGACGGTTTTACCTGTTGCTACGGCTATAGGTCCGAAGCTACCTGCGTTTTTGTTATTTGTTATTGTATAGTCATCACTTACTGTTTGATCATTTTCCCAGAATACTGCATTACCTGATGGTCCTGTAGCTCCTCCACCAACAGCACCCCAAGATCCACCTTGGTACCCTTCGAAGGAAGAGTCATCACTATTATAACGGAAATCGCCGTTTGTGGGTGATCCTGGTCTTTGAGCAGTTGTACCAGTTGGCATCTGTACTGCTGTATTATAATTATGTATTACATCACCAGTAAAAGTACCACCTGCTAGAGGCATTTTAGTCGGGTCAGCTGCTGTGAAGACTCCGCCTGATGTTATCAAATTGATTTTATCTTCGATAGCTGCACAAGTGGCTATATGTACATCACTATCTAACCAAGTTTCAGAACTAGTAATCGTCTCAGCATTATCGTTCCACATACTTGTAACTAGGCCTTGAGTCTCCTGAGATACGTATAATGTCTGGTTAAAGTCATCATTCAAATCCTGTGCTCTAATAGCAGAACCAGAGAAGAACTCTGATTGTAAGTTAGAGATATCAGTATCTCTATATATTCTAATTGCAACACCACTTCCAGGTGCTGATACGAAACTAATTTGGGTAGGACTGGCTAGTGTATAATGTGTTGTAAGTGTCTGATCAACTTGGTCTAATGAAACCTTGATGTCAGTTGTATCTAAATATGGGAATGTGAAGGAATACAGCGTGGTGGACGCGTTTCCTGTATAATTATTTTCAATTGTGTATGCCATAGTTACCTATTAGTCATTTGGAGTAATTGGTTTACCTCTTCATATGCTTTCCGACTTTTCTCTGGATCTTCTGTCCTGTAAGTTTCAGAAATTTGTTCTTTTCTAGCTGCATTAATCAGTTGAATAACATCAGGATTACTCTTAATTTGTGCCCAAGCTCGTGCTTTAGCATTTTTAATTAATTGTCCAATCATTTTATTATGCTGATAAGACATTGGATTAATCCCTGGCTTTTGCCTATGTCTTCCTGCTGCTATATCTTCCTCCATTATTTTTAAAGATCTTTGAACATCACGTCTCTTAGAAAGCTTCTCTAATTGATAGTCTAGGTTTTGATCACCTAAAGCTTTCTGGAATTTAGATCTTAATACAGCATTCTCTGCTAAGGATGTTCCATCAGGTGCTGTTGTTGTAGCTAAATTTATATTAAACTGACTACGGAATAAGAACTTACGTCCAGGTGATTGGTCAAAGTTCAGTTGTACAGGGCTAATAAAATTAAATAATCTAGTCGGTACGTCCCAATCGTTAATAGGATTACCTGTTAAAATATCATATTTGACAGGAAGTTTATCTTCATCGCTTGCTATATACTCCATTAGTTGGTTTCTATTCCTTAGAGTATCTTCAAAGTCTGAATTAAGTTCTTTCATATAAGGGTTGAGAACTTTACCAACATCACTTCTTAATGTAGAAGAAGGTATAAATCCATTTAGTATATTAGGTATAATACGTTCTAGCTTCTTAGGGTTATTACTGAATAAATCAGTTAAACTTGTTAGTCCTTGTAGGTATGTTTTAGTAATCATACCTTTTGATATTGCTAAACTGGCACTGAGTAAACCTCTTTCAACATATTGATCACCTAACAGACGTTGGTTATCTCCAAGATCTGAGATAAATGATAGGATACTAGTGAATGGTTCTAGGGATTCATGCCCTACCCATACACCACCTAATTTAATTCGACGAGGTTTCCATCCTGCTGCTTCCCAAGCTTTACGTGTCTTTGTATCAGTAGGACCATTACCGGTTAACTCACCGTTTAAGTACTTCTGACTAGCTGAGAATATAACACCTGAACCAATAGCTAATCTACCCATCTGTAGATCTTTAGCATTCTTCAGTTCTTGTGCAGTTTCTATACCATATTTAATAACAGTATCTAAATTATCAGGTCTTGCTAATGCTATATCTCTAAACTCTTCAACAAATAAATTGAAACCTGGTGTATGTTTCATGGTTAAATCTAAACCATTAATACCAGTTCTAGCAAACATGTAGAATGGTTTAGTTTGTGGGTATGTACTAAACATCGTATCTAATACTTTACCCCATCCAGTTAAATCTTTAGTAAGTGTAACCTCACCTCTAGCATATGCTAATAAGTTATCATTAACAACACCTGTACGTGGATCAAAGATCTCATCTTGGAACCTGGCTTCATATTCTCTTATTAATTCTGGAGAAATATCAGGTATTAATCCTTGAGTTTGAGCCTCCATAGCACCCATAAGTGCTTTACTTCTAGATCTAGCTCTCGCTAAGATCATGGTTAAACCATCATCAGTAGCAGAAAGTAGTTTCATAGTATAAGCAAACCAATTAGAATGGTTATGCCAACGAGATATATTAGTCACACCAAATGCTGCTTTCTCACCATCACTGGCTCTACCACTATCTTCAGCCCAATATCGCATTAGATCCCATTGCTGATCATCTAATGTATATTCTGAGTACCTGTTTTTAACTGTAGATAATTCACCAGACCAATAACCATTAAGACGATGTTTAAAATAATCCCATGATTCTGGTATAGCTTG